AATTAAACTCATTAAAATATATACTCGAAGGAAGTATGGGAGTGAGATTATCTATAGTATTTATCGGCATTTTAAAGGTGGTGCCTTCACAATAAGTGGACTTTTGGTTAATTTTATTGAATTTTGGGGCCAAAACCCCGTTTTTTAGTTAGATTATTAGTATAGTTGGGCACTTAACCCACTATTCAGTACTTGATTCAGCGAAGGGTACTCCTAATTGAAACATTGTCTATATTATTATACTCGTATATATATGAATGTCAATAGGGGGAAATGAAAAAGATAGAAAAACCCCGGAAAGTTACTGAGTTTTAAACTATTTGGGAAATCTGGAAATTTTTTTTGGGAAAAAGCGTTCCGCCGGTTGTATAACTAAGTACCAAGTGTATAATGAGTGTTTTTCAGGAAAGGGTATAGGATGAGTGTACTAGGTTCGTTATTGTATTTGATTATATTCTATGTGTGCTTATGTTTATTTCTTTGGAACTTTAACTCGTTTAGTTTTCAGGAAAAAGTAATAGTTGCTTTGATTATATCGGGTTTTCAATGCATTTCTACTATATGTGGAAGGGAAAAGTGAAGTATAATATATAAGGGTTATTAAGATTTCTTGAATTGTTGCTCCCGGTAAAGTTTGCTATTTCTTTTACTTAATTCAAGTCGTACCAAAAATAGTAAGGTTTCTTGAGTACCTTTATGAGTTATGTTTCACCGCTTCATATACTCCAAACTCAAGACGGTCCAAAAGCGGTTTTTTACGGGGTTTTATTAACTTTTCTATATAAGGGAAACACCAATATATGGCAGACAAAAGATATGATTCAGAATTTAAAATAGACTATCAAACCGAGTCTAAAAAAGCTGAACTACATACTGGTAAGGACACCCACGTCAATATATCTCTTATAGATGATGAGGTACTTATAGAAGACGGTAAAGGTGATAGTTTGACTATTGCTCTAGATGAAGCTAGTATGTTTCATCAAGCGCTCATTGTGTTGATTAAGGCTGAAAAGGGAGAGTTAGTCTGAAATTTAATAAGAAAAATAGTGGGATGGTCAAAGATTATTTTTATAAAAACTCGCGTGCTACACTCATTGGCGCGACACCGACCTATAAGGGACGAGACATATGCTACGATTCCTAAGAATTTTCCTTGCCACCCCACTTTATTTAACTGCTAGTTTGTTTCTCTTAATTTCTTTGAGAATTTTCCCCTCAGATATAAGAGAGGAAGCTAAAGAGAGTTTTCTTTAATCAGTAACTCTTAAAGAATCACCAACAATCCAAGAACCAAGTACAAGAACAATGTTGGTAGTTTGATCTGGAGTAATACCGACCTTAGAACGGACAGTCTCACTCGCAACAATTACAACACCTGCTACAGCAACCCAAAATCTCCGCGACTTAAACAATGAATTAATTTTCGTACCCATTACAGTTCTCCATTTATTAGATAGGAAACTTACCTGACACCGAGTCAGATTTAATAAGATTTCCCAAATTACCTATAGTATATTATACCCTAGCTTTATTTATATTCGGGTAAAATTTCGGGATCACACCCAGAAATACAATTTTCTTTTATTGTACAAAAATAACTATGCTTAATTTGATAACTAGGCGCACATGCAAACTCAGGCCAGTAAGTAGTCCAAACATTAATTCTCCATTTATCATCGAATACATTCTTTGCCGTTATTTGATGAAAGTCATTGACTACGCCCATCTTATCTAAAACTTCTTGACAGATTAGATCCTTTTGAAAGTCCGGTCTTATATCACTCTTTCTTTGTACTTTTTTCTTTGCGTCTTTCTCTAGACTACCACTCATATTTACCTCCATTTGTAAAAACTCGCGTGCTAAGGACTATCACGGACCAAAGGGCTAGGTGGGCCGATACACCTGTACAGTTTAGTAATAAATTAAATTATGTAAAAAAAACTCGCGTGCTATAGACTATCACAGACTCAAAGGTCTATTTAAGAAAGGACACCTCCATAAATTTGGTGAAAATTAAAAGTTTTAAAAAAACTCGCGTGCTATGGACTATTGGGGACTGCAAGGGGCTACAGGGGCAAGTACACCCCTGTTTTTCTGAGTTTTTTATTTATTTTTCTGCTTTTTTACGTAAGTCCATACAACATAAGCACTTACGCATATTATACAATACACATCGACAGAATCAAGGGGTAAAGTTGAGGAAATTTCCATAAGTCTTTATATATCAACAACTTACAGTTTGGCACAAGAGTTGCACCAGAGAATTGCCGTAAGTCTATATATAGTAACAACTTACGTCAAGCGGGGCGGGCCGCGCTTTCCCTAAGTCCTTTGGTAGTAAGGGTTTAGGTCAAATAAAAAAACCCCGCTCCCAGAGAGTTGGGAACGGGGTCAAGGAAAAAGCAACGCTTTTACGTCGCAAGTGCTAGAGCAGTGTCAAGAGCTTTTTGGTTAAGATTACCATTTTGTCCGAACCAAAGGGAATCCATACGATTTTCATTATTTCTTCCCTTGTTGTAGTTCAGATGCTCACTCACGGCATTGTATGCCGCCCAATAAGTACCCTTCACATGTGGAAGGTCGTTACCCTTACCTGTCAGGAATAAATCTTCAATGCTCTGAATAATATTTTCAGTTCGCGTTGAAATTTCTTTGTCTTCCTGATCTTGGACATTAAGCACGATTTTGACGTACTTGCGCAGATCCTTCGAGTTAATTTGACGCGCCGCAAGAAAACGGTAGTTCTCCGCAGTGGTCTCAAACTCTTGATTTGCCAAGTTCATAATATCGCGGAGCTTTTCCACATTATTCTTGACAAACCTGTGATGCCTCACCCGAATCAACTTCGAGGCTTTAGAACCTCGTGCCATTGCTTCGGTATTGGCACAAACGACGCGAATAGGCGTAAATCCAAGATGAACAGCCAATTTTCCATCGTGCCCATTGGAGAGCAGGACAAATTTTGCGATTTCATCATCTTTGACGATTTCCGTATTATCCGCACCAAGTTGGCACAGAACCCAAACACGTTCACCATTTCGCAAAGACCCAGCAGTGTGCAAAACCAGATCACCGGAATCTACCAGCGGTTCAAATACTTTGAACGCATCTCGATTCTGGAGCGGAGTCCAACGAGGACCGACAACACCCAGAACCCGATCATCTGACGTTCGCACGGCAGCTTGGGCCTTTACTTCCTCACCCACAACCTGATCCGCTGCACCTTTACGATAGAGCGGTTCAGTTTCAACTTCCCAATCCAAACCAGCCAACTTGAACGCATCCCAAAAATTGGTAGCGTTGTCAATCTCGGTTCCCAAACCATGCCAAGGAACCTGTCCTGCAAAAACCATTCTTTCAACTTCGTGAGACATTGCTTTTCCTTTCAAAAGAGTGAAACTTGTTATGCTCTCATTATACAAGTAAATATCGGCAAGTCAACCCCTCCAGCTTTAATTTTTCCAGAAATAAATCAGATTGCCGTAAGTCGTTGTGTGCTAAGGGGTTACGTCAAGCGGGGCGGGCCGCGCTCGCTCTAAGTCGTTACGCTGTAAGGGGTTACGTCATAATAAAAAATCCCCCACGAGCGCAGCTCTCAAAACGCCCGCAGGGGATCACCCACATCACAACACGGAATTTACAAAGATGGGTTTAGATTATACTTTTGCTTGGCAATTCGCCTAATGTAGGGAAGTTGTCCAGTGTGTACAGTCTTACCATTTTCTACAATCTTTGCCCATTGTTGTTTATCGCGTCGGTTAGTGTTAACGATAATACGAGCAACACGGTGCAAGTTAGATTTTACAGCTTTCATAGTTTATTCTTCCTTAAGCCAAATAATTGTTGAAAAAATTACAATCCCAGTTAACAAAACGTATCCGATCAAATATTACTCCTTTTCTAAAATAGTTTTGTTTAATCCGTCATTAATGCTGTGGAAAATTGCAATAGCCTCCTCTTCTGTTGGAATCCGTCGCTTGTCACTACTAAATGGAATAAATTCTTTAAAAAGATTAGGGTAGCGTTTCCGCTCAACACCAAGGCGCTGCTTAAAGCTAGCCGGTGTCATTCCCAACGCGCTTGCTGCCTCTTCGACCGATGAGAATTTCTCTCGATCAACCAAGACTACCATAAGAAATTCTGCCAAGTCTACAACTGCTTTTTTCTTAGCCATTTTGTTCTCCAGTGATTGAAATAAAAAGTCTATCTCCACCTATTATAACATCGTCTTTCCCGGTTTCAAGTAGGTCAGCAGGAAAAAAGTCACCCTTTGACACGTCCCAGACAAAAACCGTTTCCCGTAAAAAGTCTGCATTTTCTAGGTTTTTCTTTCTCATATACTTAAATAGCTCACCCCATGTCATACTACCTCCTTCCTTTTCTTTCGACTATACGAGCCTTTACCCTTTAATTTTTTTAGTGCATCTGCTGCTTCCGTACCCTTTGGTTGTGTGCCGTGAATAAGTAAAGCAAAATCCTCATTCTTTTTGGCCGGATCTGCGGCATGACTATCGTCGTGGTCAATTTCCAGACCTAGCAAGTTAGCTTCTTTTTCTGAAAAAATTACCTTGGCCGACCTGAGATTCTGACTACGGATCAACTCATCATCTCTACCACCATAGCTCGCGGTGAGAATAAAATTTGGCAGACTATCAACAACCTCTCTACGGTGCAACCAATATCGCAAGGACTTCGTGTAAGCATAAAATAAGATTTTCGGTTTTAATGCTGCTAGTGCCAACCATGCGTCAAAATACTTTTGGTTGAAAAAATCACCAGCCACATGAATTCTACAAATACCGGTATCATTCATCATTGCCATTTGTAATCTTTGCACCATTTCACCGGTTGACAAATTTTTCAGACTATCAAAATTATGTTTGCGTAAATTGTAAACATTGGTATACTGCACTTCCTGACTTGCTGAAAAACACCGAAACTCCGTATCTGGTCCATCCTTGATTTTCCGCTTACCTTCGCTATTTACCGTAGCCTTGCTCAGACACTGCTTTGCAAACGGGCACGAATAACCTGACAGAAGATCGAACGAATAAACCTTTTTTCCTTTGAGATATGGTTGTAAAGAAGGAACTTCTTGTAACGCTTCAATTTTCGCATTAGCTTTTGAGAACTTAACCATTTTGTGTCCTTTCGTGTGTTGTTTCTTATGCTCTCATTATACAATACTAATCGGCTATTGCAACCCCAACACTTAAAAAAAACTCAGATAAATTTTGGCGCTGTAAGTCCTTATGTGGTAACACTTTAGGAGAAACTCGCGTGCTATTATTCAAAGAAAATTCAACCAGACTAGACTGGCTAAGACACCCAGTACTGTAAGTTATTATACAATAGAAATCGGCAAAATCAACACTAAACTTTACAATAAAATAGAATTGCCTTAAGTCGTTACACAGTAAGAGGTTACGACGAGCGCGGACCTTCCGTTTGTCCTAAGTCCTTATACCGTAAGGGTTTAGGTCACGGATACATAAGAAACGCAATTGTACAGAAGAGGCACCAAGCTATGATGCCAAAAATTTCAGCTATTTGAATTATCCTCTTGAGCATCTGTAAATTCTACCTTTTCCTGCAAATTTTCCTGATTCCCGTAAAAACAATCATCTTCAATAGTCGGAAAACCATTTCCCGTATAGTTGCTCAGGTCGTCAGAATAATCGTACATAATTCTTGCCTTTCTGTGGTAAAAAGCGCAACCCCTCGAAAGAGGTTACGCCTTATGAATCTAAGTTCTAGCGATATTTATCAGTTATTTAGTTTACTAGGAACTTAGCTTTACTTTGTCGATACGATTTGAAGTGATCGCCATGATCTACACAAAATGCAGGTTCCGGCTTATTGTCGAATAATCGTTCAATTTTACCTTGCCGCACTTTATTATGATACACAAATTTCACGGTTTGTCCTACTTTTAGCTTTGACATACTTCTTTTCCCCATTGCTTGAGTAAAAATTCCAAATCCGACCTATCCAGTGGGGCTTTTCCTAATCTTTCAGGATAACCCGCATCAATCCACATTTTCATCAGTTCTTCATCATCATTGTAAGGGCTTATGTCAGCGTATAATTCCTGCCCGTTGGGCTTTCTGACTATATACCATGCTTTGATGTTGTCCTCTTCTCGATCATACTCTATACGGCATTGGTGGTCTTTGTATACGAACATGGTTTCTCCCTGTACTTTATTATACTATAGAATTCTCTGATGTCAAATCGGTTTTTACAACTGCATCGAAAATTTCCTCCGCAGCTAGTAATTCGTCCCATGCTACAAAATCGTCACAATAATATTCTTCGCAAGTAATTTCCGCATCAAAGTGATCTGCCATCATCAATCCCTTTAAAAAGTGCCGATTCAGTGACTTGCGTCCTAACCTTTCGGTTCCAGTTCGGCTGGTGGTTTCATTGTTTCTTACTCCCTCATTATAACTATATATCGGCAGAAGTCAACCCCCTAGATCAATAATTCTGAGAAATTTCCCATATTGCCGTAAGTCGTTACTACCAAAGGAGTTACGTCGAGCGCGCCCCGCCCCCATCGCCGTAAGTCGTTACAGCGTAAGGGGTTACGTCTTTTAAAAATCTTTATCTTTATAGCTGATATATATGATGGCCGTCCATACTCCAATCACAGCTACCAACCATAAAAAAGTCCAAATTATTGGCATGTTATTTCCTCAACCTGCTTTTGTGTGAGTTTAGTGATTTTTCCCTTTTTATCAGAGAAAATACAAACCACACCGCCGCTCTTGGTGTTTTCAATCTTAGTAAAAGTCAATTCCGCACCATCAAACTCAATCTTGCTACCATAAGGGAAATTCATAATTTTCTCCAAAAAAAGTAAAGTGTAGGCTACCCCGCTTCGGACTTGCACCGAGAATACTTGCGGTGTCTACTTGTGGCTAGGTTACCACACCATATTCACCGACCTATCAAGCATCGCCTGCTATGACCGGGGCTCAATAAATTTTTGATATTTCCTGTGAAATTTCATAGTTAATGTGTTGGTCTGGGAGTGATTGTCGTACAACCATTTTGGTAGTTGTAACACACCCGTGCAAACAAATCAATCCCCAAATAATAAGAATTACACCAACATATCGAGCTACTGTTTTATTCATCTAAGTCAATTCCTGCTGCTGTGGCAAAGTTCAACTCTGCCTTATTTTGTTTGTAGTGGTCAATGTGTACGTTTGAGCGATCCAATTCACCAGCTAAGTCAACAAACTGACCGTATTCATCATATTGTGCCAATTGCTCTACCTGTTGGCGGTATTGCTCTACATTATATGATCGGTTGCGGGCTTCTTCCAACTTTAGGTTTTCTTTCTCTTGCCGTTCTTTATTCTGGTTTTCAATTCGGTCAATATCGGCTTGCCATTCTGCAATAGATTTACCGTTGTATTCAAAGGCTTCAGCGAGTGCATTGTCAAGTTCATTCATGTCAAAATTCATAGTTTTTTCTCCAGTGTTGTTTGTCTCTGTATTGTACCATAGAATATGTGGTTGTCAACCCCCTAAATCTCCATTTCTGGGGCACGGCATAAAATCTCGTCGCTTCTCAACCATCCAAACCATCCATCTTCCGATCTTAAGAATACGCTAGGAACGCCATCCATGCAAGCTGGATTGTCAAACTCTACCATTTTAAACACGGGACCGTGTTCCCTAATTCTATCCTTGGTACGTTTACTTGCGTTGGGTGTAAAGGTAATTTCTGCCATTAAGTTCATCATGATAATACCCATTGTAACATAGTGAAAGCTGTTTCAATCATAACGCCTGCACTTACTATTAATACCAGAAGCGCCGGTATGATGCAAGTGCAAACTATAAACGCGTTGAGAACATGGATAATTTTACTGAGCATTTTTCTATCCTTTTGCTTGACGAACCATAGCGGCCCAACGTGCTGGGCTGATATTGGCCGGACGAACTTGAGTGAACCGGATTCGAAGTTGAACTTGTGCGAGTGTCATAATGTGTCTCCTTGTTACTCCCTCATTATAGTTACTTATCGGCTTTTGTCAATAGCCACAATCAACAATTCTGAAAAGTTTTCGAGATTGCTCTAAGTCGTTGGTATCAAAGGAGTTACGGCAATCGCGGCCCGCCCCCATCGTCCTAAGTCGTTACCACGTAAGGGGTTACGAGTATCTCATATATAGTTCAAAGATATAAGCCCATACCATAACCCATAAGCCTAGCACGATCATCCATCTTTGTAGTCTAGTTATTCTTGAATGATTTGTCATTTTAATCCTTCCCATCAAATACGTTGTTGACGAAAAAGTCCTCGACCACCGATATAGCTGTCTCTTGTTGATAAGATGCATCAACTTCCTCGGGCTCATTAACATTAGGACTACTAAGAGAACCCTGTCTCGCTAAATCGAGCACAACTTCAACAGCGTTTTCTAGTGACATAAAAGGAACTTGTTCTGGTATTGTCATAGTTTGCTCCTTAGAAATTTAACAGAATTATTGTACCAATTGCCGCAGTTAACAACACCATACTTGTCAAGAGAAATATAATCATAAATTCTTTAATCCAATTTAAAAGAGTTCTCATGTTATCCTCCGTAATAAAAGAGGGGACACCTAGCGACCCAACAACGCCAGATGTCCCCACACGAAAGGAGAGAGTTAGATATTTACACTATGATTGTATCGCTCTTTTGCAATACGTTTGATATACTGAGGTTGTCCAACATGACGGACAACGCCATCAACTACAATACGCGCCCATTGGTGGCGATCCTTACGTGGTGAATTCAAGATAACTCGAACTACTCGGTCAACATTTCCTTGAACAGCTTTCATAACACATCTCCAATCGTACAAGTAAAAGGTTTGTTTCTTCTTACTCCCCCATTATACATAGTTATCGGCCATTGTCAACCCCTCTCACCACTTATTATTCAAAGTTTTTAATATTGCTGTAAGTCGTTACTGTATAAGGAGTTACGACGTTCGCGGCCCGCCCCCCTCGCCCTAAGTCGTTTGATAGTAAGGGTTTACGTTTAATATCCTAAGAAGTTGAGAATCTCATAACCATAGTATTCGTCACGGTCGCCACGCTCTAGAGCAAACTCATGGAACGGTGCGCCGTGCGCCTCTAGTTCAAGGCGTGCTTCCTGTCGTGATACAATCGCTTCACATGCTTCGTGGTAGTCCATTTTAATTCTCCAATGTGATAGGGTGAACGTCTGTAATAAACTCAGCATGTAGGGAATCGATAGCGTCTCCTACTTCCTCATTGTTGCGGCATACAATCGATAGGCCGTCATTAACCTGTGGGCACCTATGCCATACCTCAACAACGTTGGTTCCAATTTCAATTTCAATATCATTATCCTGTGCGAACTTGATATCATTCTTGTGCGGAGGGTGAAGTTTAAAGTTCATTGTCTTTTCCTTTGTTGAAGTGTTGTTTGTTATGCTCTTATTATAACTACTTATCGGTTCAAGTCAAGTGCTTGGATCAAACAAACTTCCAAGAATAACTGATTTCGCCATATTGGTTGCAATGGTTATCCCAATTGGATCGTACCTGTTCACTTACTTTTGTACAAATGTCCCGATACGCGCCCGTGGTCCTGATAGTATAGTTATTGTTATACGTATGGCCTTGCTTGGTGTTTACCGTTACGCAAACCGTTTCAACATGGGTCTTGTGATTGTAGTCCATTATAGTTTCTCTCTAGTTAGTAAGTAGTATAGTAGCCAGTGCGGAAACAATCAATACCAAAGCTGCCGGAATAAAGGTTGAAATTAAAAGCGTCACGCCGTACAAGATTCTACTGAGCATTGTGGTTTCCTTTGTTGGGTTGTTGTTTGTCATGTCCTCATTATATATACTTATCGTCTGATTGCAATAGCAGTATGAAACAATTCTAAAAGAATTCCAGAATAGTTGTAACCCTATACAGCGTAAGGGGTTAGGGCAAGCGGGGCGGGGGGAGAGTAGTCCTAGATAAGGTGGGGGATTCGCCTTACTATATAGATAAGGGGGGTTTTTTCAATTCAAGTGAATTCGCGTAAAATATACGAAAAAAGCCGGGGTGGTACAGACAAACTAAAACCTCCCAATTCAAATGTCCACTTTTATTTTCAAGACCGTGATCAAATTCACCAACCCTTTTTCGGCTGCTCTAAGTCCCTGTCTTTTCGATAGTCAACAAGAAGTTCTTCCCCTTTTTCAACTTCATTAAGAGTAACTAAATATTTAAAATCTCCCAGAGTAAGAGATCGACAATTCGGCTCGTTAGAATGATTATAAGAACAGTTCGGCACAAGATTAAGCCACTCTAAAGCGCCGCTTGTTTTCTTATGTGTCTCAAACAAGACCGTATTAGCCGGTATAGCCTCCTTAGCAAATATACCCTTTCCGTGTACATCACTAGTACGCAGCTCGCAGAAACTCATTTTTCCTCCAGTTCGCATCTTCCTCGTCCACTTTTCTTAATAATACCTAGTCGTTGTCGCAGTTTTCTCACTGCGTCTATTGAAATAGTGCGTTGGTTACGCAAGCTTAATTCTTTAGCTAAATCTTTATCTTTTGTCTTGTGTGCATTTTCTCTAACAAATTGCTTATCTTTACTAGTCCATCTATTATTCATTTAACCCAAGTGCCTGTTTTGTGTATTAATAAAGTGGTCATTTGCGTATATAATATTATAGTCTGAAGGAGATCAAAATAATGAAAAAAATTATAGAATCTATAGAACCTACCGCTATTGCTGCTAGTGGCCTAGATGAAGCAGTCATGGCACAGGCAAGTATTTCCGCCGAAAAGAATATTACAGAACTTTTAGGAGAATCCAATGAAGCTGAAGATCGTGTCTCAGGGGACTGGAGCAACAACGAAGGTAGTTGATGCTGAAACCGGTGAAGAAGTAGAGAATATACTAAGTTTAGAGCTAAGTATGGACGCATTTAACGTAGAAGCTGCTATTTTGATTCGAGACCCCTTATTAAGTATTGACAATTTAGAAGTACAGGAGATTAGACAAGGTGATTCCGCAGGGTATGACGGAGGAACAAGTAGTTCAGATAATCAACAACATATCGAACAGGCTAGCCAACAAGTTTAAGTTCGGCTACCATGACATTGATGATATGAAGCAACAGGCAAGGCTTTTTGCTTGGGAGGGTATAGAAAATTACGATGGTGTTAGACCGCTTGAAAATTTTCTCTGGACACATGTTCGAAACCGTTTGTATAATTTTAAGAGGAATAATTTCGGAAGGCCAGATAAGCCCTGCGATTCCTGTCCATATTTTGATATAGCCCATGAGAACGACAAGGGATATCCGTGTAAAGCATATGATGACCACGAAGAATGCGATCTATACATGGGATGGCTCAAGAGAAACACCGCAAAACGCAACATTATGAATACCGCACAACTAGACTTAGAAGTACGACAGTCGGACGCAATCGAAGAAATGCTCGACAAAAAACAAATGTTTAACTTAATCGATAAATCTATTCCTGTACATTACCGAGAAGATTGGATCAGGTTTATTAATAATTTAAAACTCTCTAAAGCTAAGAGAGAATCGCTCGTATCTATTATTGTTGGAATTCTGAAGGAGAACAAGATTGACGAAAAAGCGTGGAAAACTGTCGATTGAGGAGATGAACTATATTCGGCAGAATTGTTTTGATCTTCCGATTGAGGATATTGCGGAAAAGTTAAACAGAACAGTATCTCCGATTCAAAAGTTTATCGATAAAGAAAACCTCAAGATGAGGAATATGAGTGACGATGAACATTTATTAGTGAATCTACGGGGTCGCTATTATTATAAGGAACTTAGAAAACAGTTCGGAGATCCCGAGCTTATTTTTTTTGAACATCAGTGGATAGACTATTTCAAGCAATTTTCCGAAGATGTAACCCACACCGAGGAAATGGAAATCTTAGAGGTTATTAGAACTGAGGTACTTATTAACCGTGGGATGGAAGATCGCCAAGAGGTTTTAAGGAATATTGATAGATTAAATAGGTTGATTGAAGATGAGATGGACAAGCCACCTGCGGCACAGGATACACAGGCGATAGCGTCTTTTCAAACTCAACTCGGCGCGGCTATATCGTCTAAATCTGCGTACATTAATGAACACGAAAAGTTACTGACAAAAAAAGAGCGGCTTTTGAAAGATCTTAAGGGCACGAGGGAGCAGCGGAAAAGGAATGCAGACGACGCAAAAACAAACTTTACATCATGGTTGCGCCAACTGCAAGATTTGGAGGTGAGGGAGAAAGAGGGGTTTGATATGGAAGTCCATCGGGTAGCGGCTGAAAAGGCAGTGGATAAACTAGCTAAGTACCATGAGTATGAGGACGGTACTGTCGATCAGCCGGTTTTAAATGCAGATACTCTAATTGAGGAGAACAAATGACGCCTAAAACTCAGGAAGAAGTTCAGGAATGGATAGTTCAATGGTTAGTGGATGTTGCAGCAGTATCAAGGGAGTCTGTTGAACTTGATAAACCTTTTAATGATTATCACTTGGATTCTTTAACGGCGGCAGAATTTAGTGATGATATTCATGACTGGCTTGGTGTTGAGGTTCCTATTACACTCATCTGGAACTATCCGACATTGGCTGATATGACGAGCTACCTGTCGGCAAGGTCAAATGGCAAGACCGAAGAAGAAATGCGTCCTGCACCAAGTATGGAGGCTGTACAGGCGATTTTAAATGATGTTGAAGACTTGAGTGATAGTGAAGCTGAAAAGCTGTTGGAGGAATAGTATGAAGCTGGGTTCAAGAAACATTAATGATGTAGAGTTTGTATTTCCAATCGATCAAAGATATGAGGAAAATCCAGACCCTATTATTGAAGATATTATAGAAAAAGGTACTATATCTGGAAATGGCGTTTTAGCTACTCAATTAGGTCTTAAGAATTCTGGTGTGGTTGTAGATGTCGGATGTCATATAGGTAGAAGTTCTTTACCCCTTGCTAAACATGGGATGCATGACTTTATATTAATTGATGGATGCGAACAAGCAGTTCAGTGTGTAAAAGAGTCTATTAAGAAAAATCAATTGACAAATGTGAAGGTTGTACATGCAGTAGTATCGCATTCTAATTTTAAATGTAGTTTTTCTAGACTATTACATTCCAAAAAAAATATTATTAATAAATACATTGGTTTTTGGAAGTCTTTATGGTATCGAAAACAAGCTAAAACTATGTATACAAAAACTATAGACCAGCTTGTGGGTAGTACAGAGTGTGGGACTATTATAATCGACCTTGAAGGATATGAATTACCTGCTTTACATGGTGCAGCAGCGACTATTGCACGAGACCTGCCTATGCTAATTATTCAGTTTGATGGGCAACGATTCAATCTCAATCCCCTTTTAGATTTATTACATGAATTAGATTATCAGCCTTATTATTTGGTTAATGCTAAGACGGAAGAGTTGTCGTTAGCATTACAAGAAATTCGAGAACCTTGTCGTGATTGTCAACCAATGTTTGCTCTATGTATACCGAAAAAGGAACCAATTCCAGCAGGTCTATCTGTTATGGCCAAGGATCTTGTTAAAACAGGAAATAAAAAGTTTGATACACGAGAGCAGTTGTTAGAGGATATTAGGCATTTTAGAATAGTAAAGTTAAATAAGATTTACCATGGAGAGGAATATGTCAACAGCCTTGCTGTCGGATAGTGTTGATACTCTTATAAGTGAGAGCGAATTACAAGTATTAACTATTGACGGATTACAGTTTATATTTCCTACTAGATGTGAAGATGTTGTTATTAATAACTTAAGACGACGTTCACAGTGTACTCAATGGTCGTGTATTGGTTGCTGTTATGAATTCTATAAAAATATAGCCTGTACGTCAGAACATATTTCACGTTTAGTAACGCCGAAAGACGGATATATAGTAGATATAGGATGTCATATAGGTACTGTGGCGTTACCCCTAGCTAAAATAAAATATCCAGTACTAGCTATTGATGGTTCTGAAGAAAGTATTACCTGTTTATCAAAAGCATCGATTAAAAATGATTTGTATAACGTATTTACCAAACACGCTATTCTTTCTAATGCCCAGTATGCATGTGATTTTCAATCTCGTTCAAGTCCCTATTCTTCAATTGAAATAGGAGATTCCAATTATACGACAACATTGGATAGATTGCTTGGAACTATTAAGTGTCAACTTAATGACAATACTAATATGCGATGCTCTTTAATTAAGATAGATACAGAAGGATATGAAAGAGAAGTTTTAGAAGGAGGTCAAAATACTATACTTAAACATCAACCTACGCTATATTTAGAAATTAACACGCATTTGCTTCATAAAAGGGGTCTTAGTCCAAACGAAATATTTAATTATTTAGATAAGTGGTCGTATCGATTATTTATGATCGATATGTCTAATCCTACAATGACCAAGTTACATCGTTTTGAACCTACTGTTCAGTTTCCATTTACGATTGAAAACATAATAGCAATACATACAGACCATATGTCACACTATCTAAGTAGCAGTTCACATATACCTATTGATTCTCCGTGGACTGAACAAGATTCCGATATTATACTACAACAATATCTTGATACTCTACCTATAGAATCTCCATTTTATGATTATATTACAAGCTTAGATTATACTAGAGGATGATAAAATGAAATCAGCTTTAATTACTGGGATTACAGGACAAGATGGTTCTTATCTAGCGGAATTGCTGCTTAGAAAGGATTATCGAGTTGTTGGATTAAAACGACGCACTAGCACAAATAATCTAAATAGATTAAATAAGTGTATTAATCATAAAAACTTTTCTATAGTTGAAGGGGAAGTGGCTGATTCAGGCTGTGTTTATGATGTGGTTAATAAATACCAACCTGATGAAGTTTATAATCTTGCGGCACAATCTCATGTAGGAACGTCGTTTGAACAACCAGATTTTACCTTTCAAGTCAATGCTTTGG